ATTCATTGTATCCAGGGTCAGAATTAATGTTTGTTCCCTCTTTTACAATAATACTGTCAATACCAATGACATCCGAATCATTTACCAACACTTCCATAAATGGTTTGAGTTCTTTGCTTGTAACGACCATTTTCATTACTTTTGTCTTACAAGCAGATGCAACACCTAATTTTTTATATGTATAGGAAACAATATTTCCATTACTATTGCGGTTTGGAATTATTTGCCTATTTGATGTACCGTTTTCATCAAATTGTTCTTTAAAATCAATATCACTGACCAATTCAAAAGTTGTTGTACCATTTGAAAATTCTGTACCTTTTTTAACATATGGACAATATTTCTCATCTGGTACTGCGATATCTCCACTTCCATTATCTCCTTGTTCATATAATGGAATATTACAAGATAATTCAATTTCAACCATTGCTGCCTTTTTATATGGTATTCTTAAACCATTAGTACGTGCCATATCTTGTATTGAAGAAAATATTTTGGCTGAGTCCAATGAGGTTTCTTGTACTGACCTGTCAATATGATAATTCAAATTATCACCAATATCTGCCAATACATCAATTAACCATGCACCAATGGAAGCATCATTAAGGTTCGCAAATACATCAGGATAATAAGTGCGAGTTATATCAATTATTGATTTTTTATAATCATCATAATTCCTATTCAAATAGGATAATTTGTTTTCTGCCATTTTTATCTTATTTTTACAATTTACTTATTATCTCATAATTTCCAACACTGCCATCAGGTTCATTAAGTGTATATCTGATTTTAGCATAAATTTCAAGCCCATCCTCATCTTCAGCAATTTCAACATTTTTAATATTACAATCTGGAATCCACATCTTGACAGTTTCCTTTATTTCAGTAACAATATCACCAAATGTTTCATTATCATTTGGATTAAATATATACTGTATTAATCTTGTACCAAAATTAGGATTTCTTAACCTTTGTCCTTTTGGTGTGAAAATTAAATGCATAACCTCACTTTTCACTGATTCTACCCTTGTGTAGTTCAAGCCAAATAAAGTTTTTTCATCAGAATCAACACTAATAGGAAATTTTATACCATATTTTTGCTCTTTTGCCATGTATTTTAATGAAAACTTAACACTCTTTCAAATAAATATAATAAAACTAAAATTATTTGGCAAATAAAAATAACTTATATTCACTTATCTTACATACTGTATATTACCACCAAATCCACTTTCTTTTACTAAATTGGCTGTTTGCTCACTCTGTACATATACAGTTAATTTATAACAACATACAAAAGCATCTTTATCAATATAAGTAACACTATTTGGTATTGTTACACTTGTAAGACTACTACAACCACAGAAAGCATACCCACCAATAGAAGTGACACTATTAGGTATATTGATACTTGTAAGACCACTACAATCACGGAAAGCATTATTACCAATAGTAGTGACACTATTACCTATTGTAACGCTTGTAAGACCACTACAACGACTGAAAGCACCATCACCAATACTTGTCACACCGTTTGGTATAGTGATACTTGTAAGACCACTACAATGACTGAAAGCAAAACTACCAATACTTGTTACACTGCTTAGTATTTTGATACTTGTAAGGTTTCTACACCATTCGAAAGCATATTCACCAATTACTCTTACACCATCAGGTATGACAAAATCACCAACCGCAATGTCTTGCAACAATTTATAATCACCATCCTCAATTGCTCTCCTTATATAGCTTTCCTTATCAACCACCTTTGCTTTGAATACACTGTCAAATGGCATACCAATAGTCTGTGATAACGTTGCCTTAGTAAAAGCATGGTCCACATCACCATCATATTCATCAACATTCGCATGATTCCAACGACAGTTACTGGTAACCAAGTTGCCCATTGGATTAACAAACACAAATATCATACTCGTTCCATATAAATCATACGGATTGCCCTCCGTTGCCTCCTCTGGTATATTTTTCCAACCATTCCTAAGACATACATAGACACGGTTCATACCATTCTTTGTATAACTGTTCCAAGTACTCCTACTCTGTGTATAACACAACTTGCTTTTTGAACATGACCTGTCACCGTAGTATTTGGCTGTCTTAAAGTCAGGTACCTCCTTAACCGTATATTCACTTCCGTTATTCTGAACACTATTTGCTGCCTCCGCATCAGCAGCATCTTCCTGTGCAAATGTTTCCTTAAACCTCTCGGCCAACTGACCAAATGTGATATTTGGATTATTCTTAACCTCATTGAACAAATTATCATCCTTTTTTAAAAGGTTCACAATGCGTCTCAAGGTGTTTATCTGTTCGCCATTGTCATTGGTTAAGTCAAACCTAACCTCATTGGAATAAGCAAGCCTTGCAACAAGTGGAAGATACTTAACATCGCTATTTTGCATAAGTCCAAATGTATGCCTTAAATTGAAAAGTAAGTATTGTCTCCATGTGGTGTTGGGGTTGTCATTGACATAGTATTCACTACTACTAACGGTATCATCTGGATTGAAATAGTTACTGAACACTTGGTCAATGATACGGTCAACAGCCTTTAATCTACTATCCGCTTCATTAATTAGTTGTTTATACTGACGGTATTGAGGGTCAATACGCTCCATCAATGAAAACATTTGTCTCATTGATTCATTCATCCCTTGGTTGCTTATATACTGTATATTACCTCTAAATTCACTTTGTCTTACTAAATTGGCTGTTTGCTCACTTTGTAAATATACAGTTAATTTATAACAACCATAGAAAGCACTTTTACCAATAGTAGTAACACTGCTTGGTATTGTAATACTTGTAAGATTACTACATTCACTGAAAGCATAATCACCAATGTTTGTCACACTATTAGGTATAGTGATACTTGTAAGAGAAAAACAATAACTGAAAGCACCCCTACCAATAGAAGTGACACTATTAGGTATAGTTACACTTGTAAGATTGCGACAGTCATAGAAAACACTTTTACCAATAGTAGTAACACTGCTTGGTATTGTGATACTTGTAAGACTTTTACATCTATAGAAAGCATCTTCACCAATTACTCTTACACCATCAGGTATGACAAAATCACCAACCGCAATGTATTGCATTGTGTCATAATCACCTTCCTCAATTGCTTCCCTTATATCACTTTCATTCATCCCTTGGTTGGTTACATTTACATAGTGTATAATACCGTCAAATCCACTTTCTCTTACTAAATCGCCTGTTTCTTTACTTTCTACATATACTGTTAAATTATCACAATTATAGAAAGCATCATAACCAATGCTTGTCACACTATTTGGTATTGTGATACTTGTAAGACTTTCACAACTATCAAAAACACCCTCACCAATTTCAGTAACACTATTTGGTATATTGATGCTTGTAAGATTGCCACAACCTTCGAAAGCACCTGCATTAATTTCAATGACACTATTAGGTATAGTTACACTTGTAAGTCCTTCACACCACATGAAAGCAAAATAACCAATATATTTTACACCATCAGGTATGACAAAATCGCCAACGGCAATACTTACTAAACGACTACCATAATCATCATCACCACCGTCCTCAATAAGATGGATTATATCAACTTTCCTTGGCTTTAATGTGTTATATATATTAACGCCCAATAATCTTGATAATTGTTCATCATTCATAATGTGGTCATTGCCACCATTATCATGATTCCAACGACATGTACACGTATTGATACTACCATCAGGACGTATGGATACTGAAATCATTGATAAACCATAACTATCCAACGGACAACCATCACCGACAATTGTTTTCTCATTCTCAAAACCATTACGCAAACAAAAATAAAACTGATTTATAGCATCACCACCGTAATTTTCAAAGGCTTCTGCTCCTTTTGTTATACACCAATCACAATACCCACTATACTTATTTGCTTCTTCAAAACTATCAATCTTCACAATATTGTAAAGATTATTTGCCATATATTGCTCTTGTGACATCTTGTCTTTTCTTGATGCAATGTCCTGACTTATGATATCCTCAAACTGACCAATTAATTTACTACAAGTTAATCCATTAAGGTCTTGATTAAAAGTGTCTATATATTTCTCCGATGCAGCATATTCCAATGTTTGATTCAACTTTGATATTATATCACCATTATTTATTTCTCCATTACAATACATTCTGACCACACCAAGCATAAATTTGCATTTGCCCAAACGAGAGTTTGGAATATCATGTTTGATTGAGCCGATAACTTTCATTGCTGTTTGTTCATCATATCCCATTTTATCATAAAGATAATGTTTTGCTGCTGACATATTTTTTGTTTCAACACCCTCATTAAGTATTTGTTTGGTTTGTCTGTATTGAGGGTCAATACGTTCAAGCAATGAAAACATTTGTTCAAAGTCTATCATTATAAAAATCAAATCTACATTTATTATAAATAGGTAAAAAACACAAAAAAATGGGGAAATAATATTCCCCATTAAAACGGACATTCAATATGTTCATATTTAATAAGTTCATTAAATACAAGTGAACCTTTGAAATCAATTTCGTCACCAAGTGCATCAACCATGTAGTCAATATTGTCAAGTGCCAATTCCTCAATTGTTTCCTCATCAATATCAGCAAAATATTCAAATAGGAAATTGTTTGTATTGAGCCAAATTTCATTCTTGTATGGTGGTAACTTTGATATTTTCTTTAAAAGATTAACTATTTCATTAGAAATAACATTTGTGTGTATCATTACAGGAAACAAAAAGTAATCTTCGACACATTTGACAATTTCTTCAACACTTTTTTCATTAAAATCATAGTTTACATCAACACAATAAATGTGAGTGAATATACCATAATCTTTGTACTGTTTCTGTTTAATTATTACATTTTTCATTGTTTTTGTTCAATTCTTCTGAAATTTCATTTACATTAAACACACCAACCCAACGTTTAATTTCCTCGTCATTATCATTAAGCAAAATTGTTACAGGAATATTTCTTATTTTATATTTTTCAACAATTTCATCATTTTCCTCTGCATCATATCTTACAACTTCACAAGCATCAAAATTTTCCAATGCCTTATCCAAAACCCTACATGGCATACACCATTCTGCTCCTATTTTTATTACTTTCATAACATTAGTTTTTTTTGTAATTTATTATCCACATTTACTATATCCGCAATCAATACAATGTATACACCCGTTATCACGTACAAGTCTTCCACCACATTCAGGACATTTTTCATCTTCTATGTCAATAGATGATTCAAATTTTCTCAATGCCCTAACAACACCATTTTTCCAAGTATTAATAGTTGAATCATCAAGTTTTAAACTTGAAATAACTTTAGCAATATATGAAATTGGCATATGATGTCTTAGAAGACCACTGATAAGTTTGCCATAATTCCAAAATTCAGAATTAAATATTCTTGAAATACCCTCTATACAAACTCTATATCCGTCTTTATCTGAATAACACAAATCATATCTTGAAACTTTTTTGACTTCACCTTCGATTTCTTTTTCTTCATAATTTTTAATTATGAATCCATTTTCTACCCAATTTGGAATGTTTAATTTTTCAATCATTCCTGTAAAAAGTTCATATGGTTCACCATCAAGAATGCCAACAATGCCAACCCATTTTTCACCTTTATTGTTGAATCTTATGATTTTTGCTTCAAGTGCTTTTGGTCTTCTTTTTGCTGTATTATTTTCAATAAGGTCTAATACATCTTTTTTCTTTGTTTCTTTTTTCTTTTCAGTTGAAACAAAAACACCACCTCTACATCCATCACGATATACAGTAATACCTTTTAAACCATTTTTCCAAGCAGAAATGTATATATTAGATACTTCAGTTTCTGTTACATTATTAGGAAGATTAACCGTAGATGAAATACTATGAGTGATTGCCCTTTGACAAATACCTTGTATTTCCACTCTCTTTTCCCAATTTATGTCGCCAGCAATTGATTTATACCAAGGTGACTCTTCATAAGCATTATTCCATTTTTTCTCATTCCAATTATTTACATCGTCTCCAAATTTAAAAATTGCCCATTTCTTTAAAGTTGGATGAACTGTTATATATTCGGTAAATTTTTCCCCATCCTTATCAATAAAATCAACCCTATCATTTTCGTTTGTACATTTAACTCTTCTTGTATAAAACGGCATAAATATTGGTTCAATACCACTTGAACAATGTGCAATCATAGCAACTGAACCAGTTGGTGCTGCTGTACCAAATGAAACATTTCTTCTACCATATTTCATCATTCTTTCATATTGATGACTGAAATCTGTCTTCAACATTTCATACCATTCATTACCTTTCATTTCTATATTTTTGTCATAAGATGGAAATGAACCTCTTGTTATTGCCATATCAATTTCAGAATCCATTTCAGCAACAAACATAATTCTCATTATGTTTTTAATTGCCTTCAAAGATTGTTTAGAATCAAATTTAAAACCTAATTTTGCAATTGCATCTGACAGCCCAAAAAAGCCAACACCACATCTTCTTCCATTTAGTGTGTTATTTAATAATCTCTCATAAAGTTTGTATTCATTCCCATTTACATCTCCATCTTTATGTATTTTTAACAAAATATTATTTATGGCATTTGCTTCCAAATCAACTAAATCATCTCCAAGCCTTGTTGTTTCATAAAAAACTTCATAAAGTTTTTCTTCATCAATTTTGGCTTTATTCGTATATTCATCTCTAATAAATGATGAAAGGTTCACATGTATCAAACGGCAAGAATCTTCATGCATAAAAATTTCCCCACAAGGGTTTGTCGAAGAACCTCTGAATTGAGGATACAGACCGTCAGGTGAATAATTATAATGTTTTGTTTTAAAAATAATACCTGGTTCAGCAGTATTCCATGCACAATGTATTAATGTATCCCAAAGTTCCTTTGCCCTGATTTTTTTATAATAAGCGACATTGCCTTTAACATCATTTGTCTGTATCAACTTATTATATTCAACATCATCATTTACAATTATTTCAGAATCAATTGGCCATTGTTGTATAAAATCTCTATCATTAATTACCGCATCCATAAAATCATCACCAACTTGTACTGAAACATTTGCACCTGTAACTTTGGTAAGGTCTTGTTTTTTTTCTATAAATTCTTTTGCATCTGGATGCTCAATATGCATTGAAATCATTAAAGCACCTCTCCTACCTGATTGTGCAATAGTATTAGTTACATTGCTAAACAAATCCATAAATGAAACCGCACCTGTTGATTTTTTGGCTGAATTATTAACAGTTGCGCCATTTGGTCTTAATTTTGAAATATCAAAACCAACACCACCTCTTCTTTTAAATAATTGTGATTGTTCATTACAAACTCTAAATATGTCATCTATACTATCATTTGGACCATCTATCACCCAACAATTACTAAGTGAAACAGGAAGTTCAGAACCTAAACCAGACATAACACTTCCAGCAGGAACTACATATTTAAAATTTTTGAATAATTCGTAGATTTTATGTTCCGTTAATTTTGCCCTATTATAGCCATATTCACTGAGTTTTAATTTAATGTTTTCCTTTTCATTAAATTCATACTTTTCTTCTATTTCAGCAAAATATTTTGCCATCCTTCTATGCATATCATCAGGTGTTTTTTCCAAAATAACATCATTTTTATTTTTCAATGCGTATTTTTTCAACCACACACTTGCAGCCATTTCATCACCATCGAAATAATCTAACAATTGTTTTTCCATAATTTATTTTCTATTTTATGTTATAAATGTGTATAATATGTAGTTCAAAAAAAACAAAAAAAACGTATTCAAAAACCAAAAATTTTATAAATCATTGATAACAAATGAAATAATTTTTTTAATTTTTTTTATGTTTCAAAAACATATTTTATACTATTTAGTTACTAAATTTACCTAATATTTTTGGCAATCTGATTTGCTCTTTTCATGATGTCATTTGTCGCTTTTCCATCATTTTTACCAATTACTTCATTATCAATTGAATCCAATTCACTGAAGTCAAACTTACAAGTTCCGTTATTAAATTTGACATTTGGGAATGATGTTCTTCCTATTTTTACTGCACGTATTTTACCAATAATGATATTCATTTTTCCCTCTTCTTTTTGTTGGTCTGTCTGTGCAAATTGTATTACAACATGTCCAATTTGTGTCTTCTTTACCGAACCACCTGCATGACCAAGGCCAACATACTCTTGACCAATAGCGGATTTTGTACTTTGAACAGGAACCCACAATGCAAGATTGAATTCTTTTGCTATTGCCTCCAATTTTCTCATTGTTATACCCTCTCTTGTCCATTCACTATCATTGTATCCCTCTATGTTTTTTTCTGGTTTTAAACACTCAAAATAATCAATAATCACCAAATCAGGTATATAACCTCTGCTGATATATTGTTGAATAAGATATTTTATATCACTTGCTGAATATTCACCCGTTGTTAATCTTTTACCTATAATATTAACAGCAAGCATATTTCTTAATTCATTGTTATTATCTTTAAGTATTTTCAATGCCATTGGTTTATAAAGTGGGTCTGACAAATCACAAGCATCAATATTTGTTACATAACCATAATATTTTCTTCTGATAGCAACTTCTGTATCCTCAAAGAAAAAGTGTAATACTTTATATCCTTGATAATTATTATCCTCACACTTATGTGTTGCAGCATTTGCGGCAAAACCTGTTGTGGCACTAGTTTTGCCCACACCCATAGGAGATACAATAACACCTAATTCACCCTTTCCTAAACCGCCATACAAACTTTTATCAAGGTCTTCTGCGCCTGTCGGGATGGCACACCTATAATCATCTTTCAAATCATCCTCCAATGTATCAAAAAGATGAAAACCCATATCAGTAGTCATATTTGTGTTCAATGCTTTCTTAATCAAATCTTCCATGTTGAAATAATTGTCAGCATTGCCACGCTTCAAAATCTCAGTACATTTATTTATTGCTTTTGCCAAATTTTGCTGTTTAAAAAACTTTTCAGCATTATTTGTCAATAACTCAATATCAATATCAAATTGTCTGTTTTTCAGATTCCTTATTTTTGCAATCATTGTTTCAACCGTAATTGAATCTGAAACATTCGTATTAATTAATAGTTCTATATCATTATAATTCGGACAAATACCGTTTTTTGTATATCTGTCTTTCATCATTCCGACAATTCTTCTTAAATGCTCATCAGTAAACATATTTTGGTCTATTATTGATACCAAACTAATAAAAAACTTCGGTGTTTCAATAAAATATTTAACCAACAATTCTTGATAGGTATCACCAAGATATCCCAAATTTGTTTTTGTATTACTAATTTTCCCCATTTTTTAAAAAAATTAACCTATTTTTGAAATTTTTGCCGTTCAAAATACCTTGAATATTTCAAACGGCAAGTGCATAAAAATAAAAATAATAATAAATATTAATAATGTCTATCTATGTATTCTATCTGACGTGGTGATGGATACATTGTGTCGTAATATTCCTGTGTCTTTTTACGTACACTTCTTTTCCATGACTGCTTATATGCTTCAAAATTAGACTGATAAGTATATTTTTTATCTTCCTCTTTCAAATCAGTATGTCCAGTAACAATAGGCTTTATTGTTCCACCATAATATGCTACAGCAGCATCATATTTTTCTATATCTATAGTATAATTCGTCTTATATGTTGGCATGTCCTTTGTATAGTCATATTTTTCAATATAATTATTACTTAGTGTTTCACAAATTCTCCTTATGAAATCACTTATAAGATTAATTTTACCAATTTGCATATGTCTTATAAGGGCAGAACCAAAGTTTAATGCCGACATGTTCTTATTATCAAATGAAGCATATGTATTTGTCAAATCAACACCATTTCTTACAAATTTTGGATAAATATTACCATCCCAAATTTTTTCAAACACAGGAACATCATCAATCAAGAATGAGAACTTAAATGTCATTTCACTATCAGTTGTTTTATCATTATCATCAATATCATGATTAGCATATTTTATGTATGTTTTATGAAAAACCTTACCGTCTGGTGCAATAACATCACCTTCAATTGTATCGTCAGTCATAATAGCGAAAAAATCACTACCATATTTTTCAATTTCGTCATCAGTCATAAAACCACATGATTTCATTGGTATAGTGGTGTCTGTATACCACATGAAAATCCTACTCTTACTTTCCAAATCGTTTTGTATTGAACGAACAATTCCATTCATACAATCGGAAAATTCCTCAGTGTAAATTGCATCCTCATTAAAGCCGTTAATCTTAAAATATCGTTGACAAATAACATTGTCATTTGCCCATATCAAGAATTGAAACTTATTCTTGTATGCGATATTGTCTACAAACTTTGTTTCTTTTTTTAATTCTTCCATTTAAATCTTTTTTTTTAAAAAATGTTAAACAATATGTGAATTTTCTATTTGCAAATGTAATGCATAGTTTCCATATAACCAAATTTATGTTGGTAAATTTTTCTTTTCTTTATCAATCAAATACATAAACTCTGAAAAAAAGTTTCCAAAGGTTGTAGGGTCTTTCAATTTATCAATATTATACTTCAATATAATATTATATAAATTCTCCATTGTTCTATCCTCTGGGTCAATTGGCGCATACATTATACTTTCCAACAATTCTTTTGCCTCCATTGACATTAAAGGTTTCTTTAAATCAATGATTTTTCTATTTATTTCATATATTTTTTCCCCTTGACAACCATCTGTCACTCTATTTACTATATTGTCAGCCCATTTTAATGGTTTTTTCTTATTTTTTACCCTTTCCTCATTGATAGATTTTGCTTTCTCTATTACTTCTTCCAAAGTAATTTTTCTTTTTTTGATTTCTTCAAAATTAGTTAATAGTGTTTTCTCACCTACCCCTTTAATACCTTTAATATTATCAGAACTATCGCCACATATCATCTTTTTAAGCACAACATTTTGATAATTGTAACCCATAATATCTGTGTGATTCTTTGTATTAACAAACACTTTCAATGATTGTACATATACAATAACATCATCAGCAATTAGTTGGGTTAAATCTCTGTCATTAGAAACAATTACTATCTTTTCATTTGGCTTTTTATGTGATACATAATATCCTATAAAATCATCTGCTTCTGTTTCATCACAAACGCACTGTCTGACAAATAGTTCTTCCAACATCTGCATTATTATATCCCTTTGCCAATAAAAAATTTCCTTATGTTTTTGTTTTTCTTGAAGTTTAACAGGGTCTTCTTTTTTTATAAAACGGTCATACATATAGTCAATCCTCTTATTGACTTCTTTCATATAATCAGAGAGATTGTCATCTACAAAATCCTTATCACGATTAGCCTTATATTCCTTATTTAGATTAAATCTTAATTGACCACTGTTTTTTCCGTCCCAAAATACATAAACATAACGAAAATTTCCTTTTTGAAGAAGAACCTTTAGTTGTAAAAAAAATTGAAAAATTCCACCTATTGGTTTACCATCACTTGATACCGTATTATCACCAATTGAGGATAATTCTAATATATTAGAACCATCTATAAGAAGTGTATTAAAACTTTTTTTACACAACTCAGGTTTATTCTCTTTAACTCTCTTCGGTATTGGCTGTGGCATTTGTCTCAGTTGTGGTAATATCCTCTTTTTTATTCCATCCTTTAAGAAACACAAGAAACTGACCGTTTTGAAGCAATCTAATATTCTCGTTTTGGTCTATTTCCTCCATTTCTGTTGTTGAAAGATTTATAAACTCTCCCATTGTCTTAAATAGACGTACTTTTGGCAAATCTTCTGTTTTACCTGTCCCAACACCGCCACAAAGATTAACAAAAGTGCCAAATGGTACTTCACTCACTTTGTCTTCTTTAATATTATACTCTGCAACATTAATTAGTCTTACTTTCATAATCTTTTTTTTTAACTATACACTTTATAAAGTTTAATAAAATAATAAAAAGTTCACCTTGCCTCCCCGACTAATGTTCACAGCATTACCTGTCAAACTTCACCTGTTATTTTCTCCTGGTAGGTCATCCAAGGTTCTTAGTAAGTTAGGTCTTACTTGGTGAACTTTATATCAATATAACATTTTAAATCAGTCACCTTCGGGAAAAGCAGGATTACTACGTCTTACGTCACCAGTAATTGCATCAACCCAAATCTGCTCATCTGCGTTTCCAAAGACATATTGTGGATTACAATCAAGTTGTCCAACAGGCTTACGCAAAATACAATTTTTTGTATGTATCTTTTGAACATTTGCTTCATTTATTCGTTCAAATGCGTCCTTATATGTCAACTTAATTGAGTCACCACTCATATCACGGTCTTCAATCCAAAATCCCGCTTCTACATTATAAGCGGTCGAATCATTTGTATGTGTTGCAAAAATGACATGTACATCTGCCGAAGTACTACTTGTTTCTCTAACAACTTGAAAAATATTTGTAATATTTTCAAAAGAACCATCAAAATTTTCTGAATCAAGCCAATCAGAAAGAAGAATACATGTTTCAAACCAACGATAACCTTTACCATATGTGGTGAACATATACTGTTTATCTGTATTTGTAATGTTTTCAACATTCAAATCAGTCGTAACAGCCTCTTTGTTATCCTTCTTACAAGAAGAACATCCAACAATAACACTCATACAGAGTGCAAATAAACTAAAAATAAAAATTTTCTTCATATTACTAATTTTTTTAATTATATATTGTTCTGTTTGCAAATATAATGCATATTTTTAAACCAACCAAATTTTTATTCAACTATTTCATCTTCAGTTTCTCCAAACTTAATGTCAGCAGCATTGATTTCAAACTTACCATCTGCAAGTTTATTCAATTCTTTAAGAATTTCGCCAATATGTTCCTTTTTATATGTATCAAGGTCATCTGGTGCGATAAAACCCATATCGGAAGCAATCATATTACCCTCATAGCATACATTATGTGGAGCATCAAGATGGTTTTTAAGAACTTTAATTTTTGTTTCAATACCATAACTATAATTCACACCCTTTGAAGATGCAGTAAGACGTTTGATTCCACTTGTAAGTTGTCCACCCAACAAAATCTCAAGTCTTGTGGCATATTTCATTGATTTTCCACCCTTTGTTTGCATTATTGCAGGTCCAACAGGATTTGTCATAGAATCCATCCAAACCTTATTTATATATAGGAAAGTGTTATTGTATTTTGATGAAACCTTTTTAGAACTTGGTATTCTGTCATTTATAATAAGATTGAATGCTGCACTTATTGCTGCTGCTGTCCACATTGGGTTTCCAATTTTTCCAGTACCTGCTGTACTATTATATTCCTTAAAACTGCCAATAGAACCAACACTATCCCATACAAACAAAAATCCTTGTTCTATTTCTCCATCATCCTGTGCATCAAGTAATTCATTAATACATGAAGCAACATCCTCAACAACCGCAATTTTTCTCTTTGTCTTCGTCCTTGTTCCTTTTGAATAATCTATGTCACCAAATCTCTCACACAATAGCTTGTTATTATAATAAATAAAATCTCCATCCCAATAAACTATTTGATTTTCTGTGTGTGTTGTTATTTCACCTGTTTCAGCATCAACATCCTCAACCTCTACGTCACCGTAAATTGGCTCTGCTTTGAAGCCCATATTCTTAGCATATTGGAAAGAAAATGAGTTTTCTGTGTCTATGATAACAGGTATTAAACCCTGCTTCTGTGCAGAGGCGATTGCATGATTTATTAATGTGCTTTTACCTACATTTGAATGACCAATTACAGAAACAACGGTATTTTCTGGTATACCTGGAAGTTTTGTTGCTTCTTGAAAAGCCTTTGGCATTAAAATCCATGATTGTGTCTTATTTGCATTACTTACACTTGTATTGGCTACAGCATTCATTGAACTTATACCTGTTTTTTCCTTAAATGCCGCCAATCCCGCTTTTCGTGTCATTGCTCCCTTTTTTATCGCTTGTTTTGCCATATTATAATTCTAATTTATTATTTATTCGCTTTTTTTATCTCTTCTAAATAGCATTTACTACATATTGGCCTGTATTTTTCCTCACCGCCTATTAGTATTTGTTCACCATTGATTATTATTTGTCCGTATTCATTGTATCTTGCATTAAAAATTGCTTTCCTACCACAAGCACATGAAATTTTCATTTCCTCAATATCATCAGCCAACTCAAACAAACGCTTTGAACCATTAAACAAATTAGTTTGAAAATCAGTCCTCAAGCCATAACATTTAACATTTATATCAAGGTTATCCACAATAAGTCTAAGTTGTTCAACCTGTGTTTCCGTCAAAAATTGACTTTCATCTATGAGAATCCATTCTAACTTATTATCCTCATCTTGTTCCGAAACTATTTCACTTACGATTTCAAATAAATTATAATTTGGATAAATTGTCAAACATTCTCTTTCAATATCATTGTTTATTCTTGACTTTATCTTACCAATTCCATCCCTATCATCAATAGATGGTTTCATACAAAGTATTCCAATATTTCTTCTTTCAAAATTGGATGCCTCTATCAATAACATGGCACTCTTACCTGCTTCCATAGGAGAGTAGACATAACGTAATTTACTATTCATGATTTCTTACATTGTTTTTTTTTTTATTTAATAAAGGATATGCTCTTATAATAAGAACATATCAAAGAGCATATCCATGCATTTGTCAAAAGGGCAAATCATCATCGTTTTCCCCTTGATTATCCATCATTTTATTATATTCAGCATCAACACTGTGTTTCTCTTTCAAAATTTCTGTTGCTGCTTCTTCTTCTATTTTCTTCTGTTCTGTATCAAATTCTACCTTTTCAACAAATTTACCAAGTTCCTTATTATAAACAGGCACTTTTCCGTTAACAACCAAATCAAGATAATCAGCACCTTTCAAACTATATACATCTTTCCATGTCTTTTCATCATTTAACCATGAATTAGCCTTTTCTATATCTTTAGAAAGCGGTTTCCTATTTCCAGAATCAGTTATATTGTATGAAATACTTTCTTTCATTCCACCAAAACCATCTGGTATCATGGATTTTCCAACATTGATTATAATATCTTTCCCATTATATAAATCAAATATACTATAATCTTCTTCCCCATCGTCCAAGGCTTCTTGTTTTCTTGTTTCATACAAACTCATTAGTTTGTCATGAATACCTTCCCCTTTTGTATTCTCATTAAATCTCCAAAATTTAACACCTTCATCTTCATGTTCCCTATCAATAACACGTGCAATAAAAGTACGCTTTTTCTTAAGACTACATGCTTCTTTGAACAAAGATTTAGATAATGCTTCATTACCCTCTTTCCTTGCTTCTGCTGCTTTGTCAAATAATTCCTTTGATTTCTTACAAATAGGACATTCTTCAGTACTGTCAGTTTTCTTATCATTCAAACATACATATGATTTAAAACCACTCTTTGCAATGTCCTTGTCTACTTTAAGCGCATGTGTGATGATATCAAAAAATACTGTTCCATCACTTGCTGAAATCGGTAAAAAACGAACTTTTACCGTTTTACTTGATTCATGTTCTTTTAATTTAAGGTCAAGATAATTTTTGGGGTCAAAACTTACTTTTTTTGAATTTTGAAAATCTTCTTTTGGCTTCTTCAATTCTTCATTTTGTCTTTCCAATGCCTTTGCATCAATGTTTACTGCTGCGAATTTTAAATTTTCCATTTTGCATCAATTTATTTATTTTTATTATATATTTTTTCAATTACTTTCCATTTGCAAATATAGTTCAAACCAGTGTAATAACCAAATTTTTTTCATGAAAAAATAAAGGATTTTTAACATTAAATCCTCTATATATAAATATCATTTAAAATGCAAAAAATCCATACATTATGAATAAAAAAAATGAGTGAACCTATTTAATTCACTCATATATTTACCCATTATCTTTATATTAAAAACCTATATAATCACTTAATTTTTGGTCAACATCAAGTGATTTAGATATATCTTTCAAATTTAATCCGCTTATATCACTCTTCCTTATTTTGAATTCTTCCTGTTCATCAGAGGGTGAAATATCATTGTTGTACATTATATCATAATGTGGGTTTTCTTGTGCTTTTTTCTCCCAATATCCCTTTGGTGTTTCAGAATATGGGTATGATGATTGAGAACGCAAATTAAGTTTTTCTTCAGGTGTTGGATTCCTCTTTTCAAACTCATCCTTTAAAGCCATTATGTTGTTTTCTTGATTTTCCAATTGGTCACTGAACTTTTGTACAACGGCATATAATTTGGCAAGTCTGTCATCAACACCATCAATCTTATATTCGGTTGCTTCTTGTGATTGTGTTAAATCATCAACATCAATAACCTCATCATCAGGTTCCATTTCAGTTGTTTCAATATCATCCTCGCCCATTCCTGGTTCTTGCATGTTGTCAACATCTCCACTATCACCCATCATATCATCATCATTGTTCATTGTGTCATCTGCCATTCCCATACCTGCATCACCACCCGTCATCGGTTGTTCACCCATTCCATTATCTGGGGGCATTTGCGAAGCGTCTGGTGGCATTTGACCCCCCATTTGGGGGTTCATACCATCATTCTGATTTAAAGCGTCTGGTGCGCCATTCTGAGGCATTTGAGGGGCATTTTGTTGCATTCCTTGACCCATACCGCCATCTTCTTGTGGTGGTGCTTGAGTATTTTCATCATCTTCACCATCTTCATTTACTTGTCTTTGGGTGACGAATGTATACTCATACAACTTTTTTAATGACTGTTTTGGATACTTGTACTCTGCAAGTTCATTGAAACGTTCAACTGCTTCACCAAGGTTGGCTTTTTCAATAAATTTCTTATCCATTATATTATAAACATTAAAAAAGAATTATATTTAGTCATTCAATACCATCTTATTGTCTTCTGTGAGCAAAATGGTACTGTTTTCAGTCCTTTCAATAAGACCTTTATCTTTCTTTTCAACTTTAACTCTGCGTTTTGGTGCTTTCATACCAGCAATTTCCTCGATTTTCTGCAATCTATCGTCTGACATATCTTTGTTTGTTTTATCTATATTATTTTCAATTGTTTTTTCGTCCGCAGTTTCTACTTTTTTAACTGTTGGAACAGTATGTGTTACTTTTCTATTGGGTATCTGTCTCACAAGTTTTCTATGTGGGTTTTTTCCCATAAATTTTGCTACCATGTTACTACTTTTTTAAACATTATTCCTCTATAATATAAATAGTCTGTTTTTAAGCAAAAAAATCAAATAAAACCATTTCACTCGGTATATCACTCTTTACAATGTTCCTTATTTTATTTGGAATTGAATAAAATGTCTTAATTTGTTTGTTTTTTGTGTTCTTTTCCAAAATTGATGTTATTTTATCTTTTTGTATTC